GATAAACTCACAACTGAAAGACCTGTGACTATCTTCTCGTAAGTCCAACAAGTCGCTGTAATAATAGCTTTGCTTGCGTTCTTCAGTGAGTACTCGCTCAAACTCGGTATTTGTCATTGTTCTCATAGTTACACGTATCTTAATTGGGTTCTTTTAAGGAGTTGTAGAAAAGCCTCTTGCTCAGCTTGTGGTATCAAGCAGTCATTATACTGCTCTTTCTGCTCGTAGTTTAGCTCGCTGTAACGGCGCTTTTCGTAGCACAAGTAACCGTTAATCACTTGTAGTTGTTGGTCTTGCACTTTTTTTGCTTTTCTCTTGCGAGAAAATAATTTTTGTAGTAATTTTGCCATCGTTATAAATTTTATTTGTTATCATATGCCTCGCACTATTGCGGGGCTTTTTTATTTTCTACTCCTATTCTTCTCATACCCCTTTGCAAACTCTCTTATATCTTGATAGGAGTATTTAGGGTGACCTTCATCATTTACTCTGTAAAAACAACCCTCGCGCTCCAAACGGGCAACTGTTTGTTTCTCCACCTGCAACATTTCTGCTACTTCTTTAAGGCTCAATAATGAATTTTCAGAACGCTCATTCTTAACTCTCCTCATAGCCTCTGCATATTGATCTATATTATCAGGAAGCAGCTTTGCCATAGTATGAAACTCTTTCACTTCTTCAAGTGTGAGATTATTATAGGTACTCATTGCATATTCTACTCGTGTCATAGATTCTTCTTATATAAGTCTTTTTGTTTGTATCCGTATTTTTCATATATTGGAAGAAGGTCGATTCTCAGTAACTTATTACTCCTTCTCCTCGCTCCATCAAGCACTGCTGATTGCTTTATATCAAGTATCATTGCAAGCTCTAAACTAAACCTATTACATTTTTTTATGTGATCCGCCACCTCATCCGAGAGGTCTCCTGTGATTGCTCTCCTATAATCTTTCATTGTTTTTTTTACTTTTCCCTCTTTTTTCATTGCCGTTCAAATTTTTATCATTATATTTGCACCTGTAAAAACAGTTGTTTGTTTCTGTCTCATTTTGACAGTGCAAAAATACAAACATTTACTAACATAAACTAACAATCGTATCATAATTGTTTGTTAATGTTAGTGTTAAAATTATATTTCGTTGGATTTCAACAAGTTATGGTATTGTTTTTATTGTTTTTTTAAATGAAATATGAAAAATAATTTAGATACACAAGTAAATGTTAGTAGTAATAGTGCTAAGCGTTTAAAGGATTTAGTTACTTATTTAAAATTGTCTTACAATAAGTTGGCTTTTGAAATAGGTTTGAAAGATAATGTAAAAATTTATCATGTAAAAAATGGCAGAAATGAGATAAGCGCTGATTTAGCAAGTGATATTGTAAAAAAATATCCTTATATTAGTTATGAGTGGATACTTAATGGGGAAGGAAAAATGTTGAAAAGCACCCCTATAGAATCTGATCAACAAGCGCCTGTACTAAGGAGATTAAAGAAACTATTCATTGCGCTTAGAGGTAGGAAAAGTAACACTCAGCAAATAAGTCAATATGAAGCAATACTATCCCAAGAGAATATTATATTGACAAATGAACTTATCGAGGAGATAACTGATACTTTTCCTGATATAAACAAAGAATGGTTGCTGTCTAACAAAGGGGCAATGTTCCTTACAGACGAGGGGTCTATCAATGGAAAGGATATTAATCACACTATTGGAAATTTAAAATCAAAAAACGGTACTGCTGAGGTAACGCCTATTCCTGAGCAGAGTTATATGATGGTTGAATATGCTGACCTTGCCGTATCTGCGGGCATGCTTGGAGGTGATTTCTCTGAATCTTTTGTAGAAAATCTTCCTGAAACCCATAAGCGGCTTATCCCTCGTGAATATAGAGAAGGAAACTACCTTGTAGTAAGGGTAAATGGTGATAGTATGGATGATGGGACAAAGCGTTCACTCTCTGATGATGATGAAATACTCATACGACTTTGGACAGATGGAATGGATACCCTACCTATTCATAACAAACTCTTTGTACTAACCACTCGTAGCGGGCATATAGTTAAACAAATAACCAAAATTGACCGCAAAAAACAGCAAATCACTTGTCATTCTTTCAATCCGTTATACCCAGATCAATTTGTAGATTTCGAAGAGATTATACAAGTATTTACTGTGGAAAAAATAGTAAATTCTAAAATCAGATTATAATTTAATTTATATTACCATGAAGAAAATATTTACCCTCTTGATTTTATGCCTGTCCCTTGCATGTTCCAAGGATGGAGGCTCTAATAAAGAAAACAAACACACCAAAGAAAGAATTCTTGAAAAAGGTGAAAAAGTGTGTGGACAATACAACGGGAAAACACTATACACAGGCCCTCGTGGAGGTTGCTACTATTACCAAGATGATGGAGAAAAAACATATGTAGATAGGAGCAATTGTTCTTGTTTAAAATAATCTAACAAATACTTTATACATGAAAAAACTAATCTTTTTATTACCAATATTCCTCTTTTCCTGCTCTAAAGATAGCAAAGAGGATGAACAAGTAACAAGGTTAAAGGAAAGCCTTGCGGGTACTACTTGGACTTATTATTATAAAAACCCTTTCGGAGATGTGGATATAACCACTTACTATTTTCACCCAAATGAAAATAAAGTTACATTTCACAACAAAGAAACAAGACGTTCAATAGATGATGAAAAAGTTTACCAATATAAATACGAATATCCTAACTTATACATAGCTAATGAATATGGTAGGTATATTTACACACCATACATCGTAAATGTGGATAAAAATGAGTTTTACCGCAAAAATGAAATGCCTTTCAAAAAAGGAACCATTGATGATATAGTCCCTTATACAATTAATGATGTTATAAAGATAACTCCCATTAATACATCTGATTTATTCGAAAAAACAGATACATATTGGGAGCCTTCAGCAAAAAATAAACACCTATATTTTGTAATAAGCTCTGGAGAGAAAGGAGTATATAAGTCACGAGATACCATTCGACCATATTTGATAGAATACAAACGCTTGGAATACCCATATATTCATCTTAAAACAGTGTACTATAAGTATAACACAGACGAAGACGGGAAAAAGTATGAAGTTGTTGATGAAAATATACCTCCCTTATCTGAGATAGCTACTTTAAAGAATAATGACAAGGAATTAGAATTTAGAGGAGAAACATTTTACCGACTATATTAATACAAAAAGCCCCATTACGGGGCTTTTCTACTTAAAAAAAATAAAACAATAATGAAAAGTACACAGAAAAATATCCAAGTATAAGAATTTACTTTTACTTCTTTGTCTTTTTGCACCTCACGCCTTGTAGTTTGCGTTTTTAATATGCTTTGTTCTTTAGTATTAGTTGTTATAGTAAGGGTGCTGTCAGCCTGCTGCAAGCTCTTAGAATGAGTATCTATGGTTTTAAGCGTTACCCTCCCGTTTATCACCCTTATAGTCTCACTATCACCATCCCTGATACGATAATATACAACCTCTTTGCTGTGTCCAATACTATCCTTATCACTTTCAAGGGTGAGTTCGTAAGATTGTGAGTGCTGAAGGTCAAAAGTGCTTACCTTTTGGGCTTTTTCTACATGTGTAGAGCTGTCTTTTACCTCCTTTCTTTCGCTCTTCTGCTCTTCTCTGTGCTCTGTTTTGTTTAATTTTTTGCCTTTGCAACCAGTCAGTAACAAAAGGGCTAATAGTAAATACAATTTCTTTTTCATTTCTCATTAGTATTAATCTTTATTAAGTCATCTTCCTTGTTTCTCCACGTAACCTACCTATGTTCACGCTTATATCGTATGTAGAACTCGGTTCGTTAAATTTCACTGTTCCTGCCATCACCTCTACTCGCTCCCATTGAGTAAAAAAGTTCCTTTCAAAATACATCCCCTCACGAGGGCCTGTATACAGATACACCTCATTAGAGGTATACAAGTCTCTTACTTCTTCTATCTCATTAGCAAGTACAGGCACAGAGCTTGTTAATCTCCATTCCTCCGTAACTTCAAGCCCTAAATGCTTACGCTCCATGGCACCTTCTTTATATCGAGCGTCCCAGCTACCACGATTCTTTGTCTTTAGCTCTCTTTCAAAGTCCTCTGAGAATAACCAATACCCCCACGATCCATAGCGTGTACGCCATCTCAAGAATATACCGCATTCATCTACTATTCTTGTTATCTCCTCTCTTGGATAAAAAGAATCATCTCCTACTGTAATACTCAATCTGTGCCGCTCAGTCCAGAAACTAACTGTTAAAGGGACTGCATTTGCGTTTACCTTTGTACAATAGTAATCTACTTGAGGATACCCACTAAAATAAGGCTTCCCTACATTAGGAGGAGCTACCCTTTTACCCTTCATGTGTTTCATGTTCTCTGTAGAATCGGCTATAGGCAGCCATCCACTGAATGTAGATAAGGTAATAGTCTCTTTTTTCTTATGATCTTTCCATTTTTTAGTAGTAAATTTCAAATTAGTTGAGACTATTGGGGTAGCTATAAACTTTTGTTCTGTAGATGGAGGATTCTTGTACCTATCGGCAAATATCCTTTGTAACAACAACCGCAAATCTATATCAGTAGTCTCTCCTCGATTCAATGAGTACCTAACTACATCTCTCGGCAAGCCTTCTATCTCCAATATGTCGGCATCTCTTGAGATTAGCGCTCTTACAAAAGTGAATGAGTAAGGGTTGTGTATCCCTACTATATCATGATCCATTTTAATATTGTAGTCAAACATATTCTTTTATGCTACATTTTGAATTTCCTCTATAATCTTTATAATATCACTACTGAATTGTATTATATATCCTTCTCCTACCTTATCAATGATACTCTGTATACGTTCAGGTGTGATAACATCGTCTATAAATTCAGGCTTTCCATTATTCTGAAAGCGCCTTGTTCCCATTTGCCCTATCTTATGAGCAATAGCAAAGGCTAATGATGATATTTTCATCTTCTTCTCAATAGGTTGTATCCCTTTGGCTTGTATCCATGCCTCAATCGCTCTTATTGGGGGCAATTTTCCATCCTTACGCCCGTGCTGCATATAGTAGGTGTAATCCTCTCCGACTATCTTCGCGGTTATCTTACCTTCCTGCCACGCTATAAAGGTCTGTAAGCTTATTTCCCATTGACCAGTAGCGCGCATGCCCAAGCTATCATACTTCTCTACAAGCTCCTTTACTATAACGGACAATTCCTCTGCCAATATATCCCTTACATTCATAATCTATTATCTACTACTTGTTATCTGGAAATTGACCAACACCCCATCGAAATTAGTATCATATAGATTTATTACCTCCAACATTCGCCATTGCAGTATATCATACTCCCAACAAAAGGCATTAGCTATCTTCATAACCTCTTCCTTGCAGCGCTTGATATACTTCTCATACTTCCCTTCGCTGGCATTGTTACCCTCTTGATCATCATACACTCTATCAAAGTCAGACACCATAAGCAGCAACAACCGCCCATTATAGGTACGTCCCACCTCCTGAGCGCCTTCCTCAAATCTTACAAGCTCTTCTATGGGGTCGAGGAATAGGTAAAATTCCTTATCCTCCGACCTCTCTAAGTTGCTATAATCATCACGGCCGTAATCAAATGACCATCCGTTATTCCTCGCTATCTGTTGTAGTTTCTCTTTCATGGCTATTTATAATTGGAGCACCCTTGCTTATCTCGTCAAAGAAATCTTTTAATTTACCTTCCTTCTCGTAGTTATATAGGGCTTTCATGATGAATTTAGGGGGATACTTTCCTCCTGTAAGAACAAATATATTTTTAACTATCTTACTAACGGGATACATAAGTGTCATAAATTGTAATACACTTTGAAATATTTTCCCCATTTCCGTATCATTTAACGGAATACTTAGTACAGAAAGAGATATATACACCACAGAAACGACCAGTAATATCATTATATTTCCTCCGATAAACTCTTTTATACTAAAACTTCCTGCTTTAGCGTGGTATATTGCTCCAACTGTCATATTTAGAAAAAGAATAAAGCCAATGCCTGCAAAGAAAAACTCATTTTTTTCCCTCCACATAGAGAAGTATGAGTACAACATCAAAAGAGGAATACTCTTAAAGAAGGCAAGGAAAAAGTAATATAGCCTATCTCTTAACTGTATTTTGTCATCAAAGTAAAACAGCAACACCATTGGGGTCGCCCATGTGGCTATCTTGATTTTATATTTCAAAAACCATTTAGAAAGTTTATTCACTGTATCTGTCATTGGTCTCTTGTCATTTATCATTCTTCTCAATTGTTCTAATCACCCCCTTGAGTCTTTCGGCATACGTAGGCTCGGTGGCATAACCTGCATTTGCGACTTCCTCTGCAAACTTGTACGGGTCACTCCTTACCAGTAGTGCCTTGGCATATCGCTTGTTGTTCATGAATAGGTTGGCATGATCGGTGAAGCTTTCCTCTGGACTGTCGTATTTGCGAAACCAGTCCTTAACAATGTACTTAAACCTGCCATCAGGGCGCTTTTCTATGCTAATAATAATAGGGAACTTAGCCTTATCAGAGGCGAGGATCTCCGTGGTTTCAACCAGCTGACGCTTTTCAGGAGACGTGGAGATAGACGCTTTCACCCCAAACATCATATTACCAGGTGCCCTCTTCCCCCAACCTGTCTCCAAGGCTGATTGTGCCAATATAAAGAGGTGAGAAATCCCCGTCTTACGCTCTGTTTCAAGCGCAAAGGGCTTGTATTTTTTTACAAATTCTTTTGGTGTCATATAATCAAATATTATTTACTTCCATCGTATATTATGTCGAAAGAATATTCTCCTTTGCCTGGAAAATTCACTACAAAATGTGTTTCTTTCCTAAATGAACTTGTTTGAATGTTTTGCTTAAAAGACACTGGGTCTTTTATCCATAAAAATAAAACAGGTAATCCTGATTCATACACAGTTAGTTGATAGTCTCTATAAAATTCCCTATCATATTCTAAATGAATTAGATTAGTGTCTAAAAATGTTCTTGGAGGATGACCTTGTAATATATAATTATTAGTAGGGAGAATTAAAAAATATTCTCTAACCCTTCCATCTAATATTAATCCTATAAAATTGCTTCTATTAGCATAATATTTCCTTTGATTGTTAGTTAAATCTATACTTCCTATAGGATATTCACCCACTTCTACAATGAAATTTTTCCTATCTCCCTTTCCAAGCAATGTTACACTCCCAATAGAAGGCTGACTAATCCCTCCCCAATCAAAATATTGTATCGCATTCATCTGTTTATATATTTAATAATCGGATAAGGCACGAAGCTCGCCACTATATCCCACCAATCTATGAATGTGCTCTTGTAATATTTATCATATAGCTCCTTACATAGCCCAATACTACCTAATATGATAGCGGCTATAAGCAAGGATTTTACAACGGACAAGAATATCAGAGCGCTAAGGAAATTGATAATAAATATCATATTCCCATACTTACTATGTAGGAGCTTGTCGCTACCCTTCAGATTGTTGATTACTTTCATCATATATTACGAATATCTATATAACACTTGTTGTTCCATATACTCACAACGGCTGTACTTCCATCACCTCCGTTGAAGGCTGTATCCCCCGTGTAGATGATTTGCTTGCCATCGCAAGTGAAGGTTACTTGTCCACCAGCGAAGACTTTTCGAAAAGACACACAATCTAAAGAAACTAAATCTTTAAGCTGAATGGTTAACGGATTCTCAACAAAAATTACAGAACCATTATGGCTATGATTACACTCTATATAGTCACGGATGGATATATTCTCGCTATTCCCATTCAATTCAAACCAACCTGTATAGCTGCCAGAAATGACCTGTTTTATGTATAATTTCCGATCATTAACATCCAAGTTTTTTGCAATGATAAATCCCCAGCCCTTAGAACTATGGGTAAGTCCTAACATCTCATAGTAAGAACTGCCTGGGGCATTAGCTATACCACTACCTGATCCAAAATGTATAGCCCCATCCTTATCAAGGAATTTGTGAGCATCTGTAATAGTCTTATAGGTAGCTATCTCCGGCTTTCCATCAATATCATCCCAGTTGTGTCTGTGAGAGGCAGGGGCAAAATTCAAATCGGGCTTATCCGCCAAGTCATTATAAGAAAAAGCATTCTCGAAAATCACATTATTCCCGGCCATGAGCTTAATCTTGCCATTCTGTACCACGATCCCATCAGGAATATTGCTGACAAAGTGGCTCACTGGGATACTGGTAAGGAGATTATTGCGCTTGTCTCTCAACTCCAAGGTTTTCTCGGGCTTGTTGTACACCAACTTCGTCCCCTCGTCGTCCAAGAACATTAGGGAGATACGCCTTACTACATTACTTCCCCTCTTGAATCGTAACTCTGTGGTATTCTCGTCCAGCTCTATATCGTAATCTTCGAGGGTGTCCAGCTTCTGCTTGTAGGCATCGGTAAAGTCATTGGATGATAGTATCTTTCCTGGTACTTTATCTACCTTGTTACCTATTGCATTATTTAGATCATCAGCAGTACCTGCATACCTTCCTTTATCCAACTTACCACTAAACAAATCAACCAACTTTGCCTTGATAAGCCTTAATACTGCCGCAACTCTCGTCTTAGTGTTACCAAATCGCCTTGTTTCGTTCTCTATCTGATTGATTATATTCTCTATTGCTGTCATCTCTATTCAAATGTTTCGTCAAATGTTTCGTCAAATACTTTAAAACTGTTATCTGTGACAAATTCCTTATCAAATCGTTTCTTTGTTGTAGCCCAATCTATATCGTGTAGGTAGTAGAATATCCTCGGCTCTTTTACCTTATCACTGGCCAATGTAAAGCGTATCATATTCTCTTTATAATCCCTTGTAAGGCTCACTACACGTAATCCAGCATCATAACCTAACACCTCAAAACCTGATTTATCAAAAGAATGTTCATTACTCTGTATCACCGCTACAAAGGTGCCTTTCTGAAGGTCTTCTATAAGTGATATATGTTTGTTGGAAAAGTCATATACTCGCAAGTCTAATTCATGGGTATATTTATTGCTGCTGTATTTCTGCCTACCTGTAAAGTGTCTTTTGTACCCCTCTATGGAATATCCTCGCTTTCCTTCTTTTAGGGAGAAGTTAATAAGGTTTACACCCTCCCTCATAACCTTGCGCCTGTCTATATCTTCGAAATTGATTAATACCACTCGGTTATAAATCCCTTTTATAGGTATATACTCACAATCAAAGGTAAACCCTTCCTTTAACCCTCTTATACATTGTACTGCCATTTTTCACCTATTACATGTTACCTTATATGAGTGTTACCCTCATTCTTCCCCTTCGTTCTTGTTTTTCTTCGCAACCACACTCATTGCATTTCTCCCATTCAGGAAATTGTTCTTTATGTCTTTCTATATATCTTTTGCAGTCTTCCCATAGCTCATGTGCATTCTGTAAGTACATTGTATGTAGGTCTCTACGTTCTGCCTGACTAATACCCTCGCCATCCTGATACACCTTTGACCGTACTCCATAGGGAGTATCTACCTGATGGCCTGTTATTAGGTATCTTGCATAAGCAAAGTAAGACAAAACAGCTTTCAAACCTGCAAACTCATACTTTCTACCTTGGTATGTGTAACTCCCTCCCTCTAATAGCAAGGTATAATCTCTCTGTGGGGTATCACTTACCAAGTCCTGATAAAAGTCCTCGCATACGGTCCTTTTAAGGTCAAAAGTCTGTGCTTCTCTTATGTATCGCTGAAAATCTTCCTCTTTCCTAAAAAAGGAAATGCTCAAGTATTTCCCTACACTCGCTTTATCTGTTAGTATCCTCATTAGTAGTTAGTCATTATTTCAAATAGTCCATTACTTGATATTGGCTCGGCAAAATTATCAAATAATTCTTCAAACATCTCTTGCACATCCTGCCTTTCCTCTTGCATTTGTTCCTGCATGAATATACGAGCTTCCTTGAGACTATCACCTGAAGTATTTCCGAGTTTCCCTTCTACAAAGTCAATAAGTACAGGAGGAATATTTCCGTATGTCTTACGAATATTATTAGCTGTCTTCTTATCGGCATACTCGAATAAATCCGCTTTTACATTGCTTTCTATTGGCTTAACCAATACTTGATCTTCTAACTTATCCCCCTTCATTTCGAGTTCAAAATGAAATACACTTTGCTCAGCTTCCACACCTATTGAATTACGTAAGTTGTCTCTAAAATCCTTTCTATCTTCATCACTATTCATGGTTGAGGTGACAAAGGCATACGTACCAAAGAATCCTTTCTTAAAGCCATTCCTTGTGTACTTTGTTGATAACATCTCACTTTCACAATCCAATAGTACTACATCTGCCCACGCTAAGGGGTAACTATCATTTCTATCTAAGTTCAAGAAGTACACTTGCCCTTTATAGTTATCCCAACCTCCAGCAGCATCTACTTGCTCTTGTATTACTTTAGGAGAAGGGTCGTACAAGTCTATTGCCTTAACATTTTTGTCTACCTCTTTTTTATCCTGCAAGTTGTCCCAATTTTCATAGTAGAGTACCTTTCCTCGATAATTATTGCTATCTCTCGCCCCTAACCTACAATAGCGATAAGGGAGTACCTGTATACTTGTTTTTTGAAACAGCTGGTTGTAATTCACTTGTACGAATACCCCCTTGTGATACGACAAGCTCCTCGCTACTTTTTTTAATAGGTCATTAGGTGTTTCTCTCTTGTCATTGATATACAGCGTATCCTTACGAAAGCGTGTGCGTTGTTGCCTTGCTGTTGCACGCGCTTCCGCTTCCAAGGAAAATCCTTTCCCATAGATAAAGTCTGCTATCACCCCCGCGCATGCTTTTGCAGTAGCTGACCCTCCTACAAGTAATTCTATCATAGTAGGGTAGTCATTCTTCTCTCCATTTGCTAAGAAGGGATAACCTTTGTATTTATTGCTCTCTGTACGGCGGCTTTCCTTGTGTAAGGATACGACTGATACTTTTGCCATTGTTTATATCAAATTATTGAGTTACTTCATCTGTTACTTGTTGAGATTGCCAATCTTCTACATGTCGCTCCCAATCTTTAGGATATTCCTCGAAATTCGCAATCCTATTAGGGTTAATAGACAAATACTGCAAGGCTATATCATTAGTCAGCGTGTCATTGTTGAAAAATTCACTGCTTCCAAAATCCATCGGTAAGGAGTGTATATCACTCTTTAGCCTGAATGATCCTTCTTGTAAGGTTGTGTCTGTGTTTTTTTTGTTTCTTGCCATTTCTTCTATTTTTTTTTGAATTGTTATAAGCCTACTCTTTCCCTCTCGTGCCAATCTATCCCAATAACTTGATAACTTATGCGGACAACTTGGACAAGGGTCGTTATCATTGAAAAGATAAGCATAAAAGGCGATGAAAGTCTCTTTATCCTCTCCCACCGCCTTTGCATAACCTCCTTTCAACAAGTCATTTAATCTATCTTCTGTAAAGTCAGTCATTAATTATTAACCATTAATCATTAATACTTGAGTTTTACGCCAATTTGTTGTCAAATTTGCCCTTTGTAGTGGTGTAATCAGTATCCAACCATCTCAGCGCTGTCTTTGGTTCCTTTTGATTGCTTGGAGTTCCTAATGTAAGGGTATACACACCACCATTGGTACGACCTTCACCCTCTGTAGCCTCTAATCCTATGTAGAACCCATACACATCAAAGGTGTTTTCGAGAGTTTTTGTCTTATTTTGAACAATAGCAACTACGGACGCTCCGGCTACTATCTTATCGATTTGGTCGTAATCATCTTTGCTCTTTCCGTATATCTTCAGTACAATATTGTGCTTGTGTCCGTTGAAGTCATCGTCTGATATTTCAGGCTTAGTACTTACTGATATATGGCTCTCCTTGGCATAATCCACCTTATAGGCAGTCTTTCCATTCTTGAGTACTAAGGACTTTATTTGGTTGCCTTCTACTACAGTAGCTCCTAAGTCTATATCCTCTCTATTGACAAGCAAAAGACTCAATTCTACCCCCTTAATCGTGTCATCACAATCATAACCAAAATCCTTAGCTATCTTATTAATACATTGTGCCATGTTTATTATTTATTTTAAATGTTAATCTATAGTAATAGGTAAAAGGAAATATACACCTTTTACCTGTTACTTTTTATATAGCCATTGCTCCAGTGGTTGGCATTACCCTTTGAAAATCCATTCTGTAAGCAGCCTTGATATATACATGCTCATCTTTACCGCCCACGTACTCTATTTCCAAGTTACTCAAAGAACTTAAGCTATCCACTCCTAACTGACACTCTGACTTGTCAAGCAAGATAATACGGTGTGGATTATTCCACTTCGTACCATCTGAGAAATCTCTCTTGATAATCTCATCAATCCAACGATGAGTAACTACCTTAATACCTTCAAAAGTCATCGTCTCATACCCATTCTCCATCTTGGTTAGAGTGTCCTCATTCTTGTACTCACTTCTGAGGTAACGAGATAGATTGGTCGCCATTGAGTGTGTCATAAAGAATATAGGCTCTGAACCAGAGGCGAATGTCAAACCGTCAGCCTTGTCTAACAATTCTGTACATGCCTTGAATGCTGTATCACGAGCTAATGCTAACTGAGCAGCACGGGTTGACTGTGCATTCTCTGTAATAGTTACCCTCTTACTTGGGTCAGAGGTGATAAACGATTGGAAAGAAGCAAAAAGCCCATTCAATACGTTGTAATTCTCCTTCGCAACGCCAGCGGTCAGTTGCTCATTCCCTGAACCTGAACCTACATTGCTCGCCTGAGTATCCCCAAAGTAAGCAAACTTATTAAAGTCCGTGTGAATAGTCTTCTCTAATTGGCTTGCTATAAATATTACGAATTGGTCACCATCTATATGTAACTTATCAATCCCCTTTACATTGCACCATTGCAAAATAGACTTTTCAAAATCAGCATAACACTGAGATATATTTACTCTCAATGGCTTTGGATCCCACCATCCTGTACGTACTGGAATATTAAAAGGCACTGGCTCCATTCCACAACCTGCATCCTTGCGAGTTACCCCCTCAGTAGCTCCATAATACCCATATTCCGTCTCTTTAGTTACACCCTCAACCACAGTCATAGCTTCTTTTATGTCAGCTAATCCCAACGAACGATCCTCAAGCAAGTCTTTTATATCCCTGATATACTCTTTTACCCTTGCTGGCTCTTTGATGAAATCTTTTATTTTTGTTGTTGCCATATTTTATCCTCCTTTCTTTTACTTCAAACTTTCATAAAGCTTCTTCAGTTCCTCAAAGCTGCGTTTCTTGCCTCCATTAGTAGGCTCCTGGCTTACATCTCTTGGATTGTTCACCTCAAATTTGCTGGTAGTTTTTTTCATCACCTCAAATTTTTGGGTCAAATCTTCAACCTTATCCATTACTGCCTTCAAGCAGTCTGTTACAGTCTTAGCGAACTCCTCATCTACCTTTACAGGCTCTTCCTGTTGCTCTTTCTCTCGAATCTCCTTAATTCGTCCGCCTTCCACAACAAGGGTCTTTTCATCTTTCAAAAGATACTCCCCATCTGACAAGGCACTTTCATCACTTTGTCCATTGGTCGTCTTCTTTTTCACCTCGTCACCTTCGGCAGGTGTTTCCCCTTCTGTTACCACGGTGATAATATCACCATTGGCCAAGGTCAAATCTACATCGAATGCTTTTGCCTCTTTAACTTTCTTTGTAAAGTCATTCATAAAAGCCAAAAGCTCTCTAACTATTTTATTCATACGCAATTTGTTATTTTCTTTTTTGTTCTTCTCAAAAAAAAGACCATTCGTAGCTGCGGGGTCATCTACAAGGTCAGAGGCGCACCAATCAATGAGTTTCAATCCTATTCCAATCTTATCATCATCACCATCCTTGTATATCTCATCTATAACATCGGCTTCTACGTAGATAGAGTTACCGAACATCTCTGGGCATTCCACCGCCATACCCATCACATAGTCAAATAAACTAATTCCTCTCCCCGTTACTTCTGTCTTTCTTGCTATCTCAGCAAGGTACAAATCACCAATCAACCGCCCTTCTGTTACGTTAAAATTCTTGTACTTCCCAATAAATGAACCAAAAGAGCCCCCTGTAAAGGATGGGTGCTCAAATCGAGCCTTTACCTCCCCCTTCTTATTCCCAAAGTCTTTTAACTCATTGAGGAACCTCTCAGAGAAGTAGTAACCATTCTTATTAAGCCCCATATTAGCCAATGCAACGCCATAGATAACCCCTTTCTCTTTATCTATCTTACTTACATTCCCTTCTTGGTTATATGTACTGAATTTTATTTCCATGCGACAAAGGTAAGCCGTAAGGCTTTAATTGAGTGCCAGTAATTTCAGGCAATAATATTTAATGTTTATATGTACTTTTGTCTCCGCATTCAGCATGTTTTCCATCATAAAAAAAACAGAAAAGCGTACCATAAATGGTGCGCTTTTCTATTTTTGTTGTTATATTTTACTATCTTACTTCCTCTTCATACATCACATCACCCGTTTCATTACACACCACCTGCACAATGCCACCCTTATAGTCAGCAAAGTAGCTGTGATTGCTCCCATTGAACGCTAAGATGTAATTCTTGCAATATTCTAATGTGCTTTCAAAGCCTTTACTATTACTATCACTATCATCATTGAATACTACATCGTATGTCTTCTCTGATATAGCATGTAATATATCATTTTTTTGCATTTCTTCAAAGTAGGTAATGATTATATCATCACCTTTTACTTCGTAATCTCTTCGGTCTAAGTTAGCCTTAACCCACTCTTGATTGATAACGTCATTTTTGATGCTAAACTTTTTCATGATATTTGTTTTTTAATCACTCTTTTATTCATTTTTTTGTCCTATCAACTCTTTATATCTTATATAGTAATAGAACATATTCTTAACAATATTACTCATGGGTCTTGTTCCATTTACCCATGCTGATAAATTAGACATCTCTAACCCTGTATCGTTATTAATATCTTTAATTCGTATATGTAACCTATACAATTCATCCTTCAGGTATTCAGGAGTGATTATGTCACTATCTACCTCCTTGAAAGGAATAACCCCAACATGTATTTTCTCAGGGTTAAAATCATTAGAAAAGTCACTAAATAGCTTCTTAGTCCTCTCTACTATTTCCTTTTCTGAAAAATAATCTTTCTTATAATTCTTCCCTTGTCTGGCTTCTACAATAAGAATACCATCCTTATACTGTTTTACCTTAAAAGTTAAATTATCAAAGCGCTTATATAAAGACGCTCCCGCTTCTAATCTCTTCCTTTGCCCTTCGTCTAATCCGAGCAAATGGATATTTTTTACTACATTTTCCATATCAATATTTTTTAAGGAGGGGTTTCCCCCTCCTTGGTTTTACAAATAAACAACCTCTTTCCTGTCTAAATCATAGATAGCTATTTGTTCATTCTCAAGCCCTTTCTTAACAGCTTCATCTCTATTCTTGTAGAGCCTCGAAGCGTCAAAATAGTAGCTTTCATCCTCTTTCCAACCTCCAACCAAGGTCTTATGAGAGATTGCATACTCAAGTACTCTTTTTAGCCCCTCGATTCCGAAGCTGTTCTGAGTTTCTTTTTCTGCCACTACGAACCCGCCTTCCATTACGAGTTCTCCGCTTAACTTTGCAGTAAATCCATCAGGATTTTCATCTGCGATTTGTAAGAACTTTTCTAACATAATATACATTTTATACTGCTGTAGCAGTTGTTATTAGATGATGCAAAGGTACAATAAATTTTGTAAATAACAAACTTTTTCAAGGAAATTTTTACGTACAACAGTGTTAAACTTTTTCTTAAAGAAATTAACAATATAACAAAAAAGGAGGTCTAAAAACCTCCTTTATTTTTATTGGAATAATATGCTTCCCAGTGTGCTAATAATTTTTCTGCATGTTCTTTTGGCGTTACCTTGATATACTTCAGAAAGCTCGCCTCTGTAGTGTGTCCTGTGATCTTCATTATCGAGAGCGTTGGGAAGTTCATCAGATATAAGTTTGTCGCAAAGCTCCTTCTGCATGTATGAGAGCTAATAAGCTGCCACTTCTCATATATACCCCGCTCCTTGCGCTTTGTTTCTGGGTTCATCAAGTCTCCTTCTACTTTGTCAATAAACCCAACTTCTTTACAAACTTCCTTTATCATCTTATTAAAATGATGTTCTTCCATAGGTTGAGGCATGCCTCTTTTTCGAATCATCTCCTTAATATGATGATGCAGAGGTATAACCACTCTTATACCTGACGAGTTGCGTGTCTTCTTGGGTTCTACCTCAATAAAATTACTGTCAGGGTCAATAACTGGTAAATTCATAAAGTCCGACACTCGCAACCCTGTCCATAACCCCAATATCATCAAGTCCCTGGTTTGTTCATATTTCTTGTTATAGGAAAAGTCGTAATTAAAGAGCTTATCTATTTCCTCTTCTGACAGAGCTACCGATAAACTATTTGCCTTTGTTGTGGTAAATTCAGATATTCCATCACTCACTATATACCCTTTCTCTTTTGCTTTTTTTAAAAATATCTTAATTATATGTACATATGTACCTATAGAATTAAGGCTATTTTTCCTCTTATGTATGCAGAAATCTATGAATTCGTCATTTAGATCCTTGTTGTAACTATCTATACTTATTCTTCTCTTTCTACTCTCTTCAAAATTTTTAATAACTCTGTTCGTGTTAATATACGACATTATTCTCGAATAACTATACTCTCTCCCTGTATTCTTATTGATAGATCCTCTAATCCCCTTCAATATATCATCTATAAAATCGGTTAAGTATTCAAATTCTTGCGGTATCTTCTCCGGCTTAAAGCGCTTATCAAAGTCTAATTTTAACCTTTCACGACTCACTTTCTCTCCATTGAGTTTGTAGTTATCAATGAGAGTTATAAGGAAATCGTGATATTGCATTATATAAGTAGTAATCTTTCTCAATCGCACACCATCCGAGCCTTTTCGAGATTTGGGCATACGAGCAGAGAAGTCCCAATCATTCGGATTAATAACCTCCCCTGTAGAGTACTTAAATATTTTTTTTTCATCCTTAATGTAATACTGAATAATAATAATCGTATCTTTGTCCCCGCTTGGCTCTTTTAAGTAGAAATACATAACTCATCTTTTTGAGAGTGCAAAAATACAAAAAAAGGGTAAGTATAAGGGTAAGTTATGATATTATTTTTTCAACAAAAAAACATCAATAAACAACTACACCTGTAGTAACATATTTAATTTCAGTGTATTTTAACGACTTTTACAATCATTCACCATGTTAGAACTCTTTAATAGCCGAAAAACAAAAAAACACCCTCTTGCTANTTCGCTGCCCTGATCCTCTTTTTGGTAGAGGTAGCCATAGCCACTTTATTCAAGAGTGTTTCCTTTGTACGGGCATACTTAGGTGATATCTTGGTGGTGATACTGATTTATTGTTTTATTAGAGCCTTTTTCCGTGTCAAGAACACTAAGAAATTGCTTATAGGAATTTTCTGTTTTGCTGTGTTTGTTGAGATATTACAATACTTTAAGCTGGCTACTTTCTTCGGTTTTGGCAAAGGTACCCTTGGCTATATTCTGCTGGGAAATTATTTTTCCTTTGAGGATATTCTCTGCTATGCTACAGGCTGCTTTTTAGTATTTATCTTTGACAAATGACCAGAATATTGCCCTAAAGTAACAATTTTTTCATATCAAAGCCATTATTCAAGAGGGATTAACTCTTCAGAANGGGTGCAAAGATACAACTTTTTTTGATTTTGCAAGTATTTTCATGAAAAAATATTTTTTACCCCAAAGTATTTATGGGTAAGGTGAGTAACTTTAGAAAACTAATTAACAAAAATATAAGAGGACTATTTTGTATTATATTTCTTTTTTTAATATTTTTGTGCACAATAAAATAATACTATTATGAAAAAAACAACTTTCACAACAATCATTGTCTTATTATGTTTATGTTTTTCTTGTAGTAAAGACAATGATTCCTCTGGAGCAGGCGCCTTAGGCGTTACAGGCAGTGGAATATACTACANATTACTTTTCCTTTGAGGATATTCTCTACTATGCTACAGGCTGTTTTCTAGCATTTATCTTTGACAAATAACCTGCTTTTTGCCTTGAGTAACGATTTTTCCTTTTCATGCAAAGCCTGCTATCCACTGAGGATTAACTTTTTAGAGATGAAGATTAACAAAAATATAAAGGTGTAATTTTGTTTTGTATTTCAGGATTTTATACTTTTGTCCTCAATAAATAATATAGATATGAAGAAATTAACTTTTACAATAGTTATTGCCTCGTTATTTTTGTGTTTTTCNGATTTTATATTTTTGCCCTCAATAAACAATATAGATATGAAAAAATTAACTTTTACAATAGTTATTGCCTCATTATTTTTGTTCTTTTCTTGCAGTAAAGATAATGAGACATCATCAGCAGGCACCTCAGGAGCCTTAGGGGTTACAGGCAGTGGCATATACTACCAATTTGCAGGTGGGTATGGGTATTATGACCTTCGCTCAGGGAGAAACATTACTGAGATATTCAAGAGCAATATAGTTGATAAGTATGATGTCTCTTGGGATGGCCAGAAGCTATTGGTGGCTTGGGCAAAACGACCTTATGGCCAATATCAGA